ACCCAATCGATAGTGTACCGTCGATCTTCCATGATTTCATTCATTATTTGAGTGTCAATTTGAACTGGTACTTGTTCCCATTTGTTAATGAGTTCTCGTATTTCAGGACAAATTGGCCAACTTTGCATTGAGTGCATATAGGTTTTGATGTAACAGGTGATTAATGATGCTGCAAGCGATTCGCATGCACCACCCCAAGCTAAGTCTTCGTAAGTAAGGCCGAACTTACGAAAATCCTTAACTCGGAACAGAGGTTTTAATATAACACCTAAAGTAGGTACTAATACCAAGTTGCCGTCTGTGATAACGAATGTTCCTCGTAGAAAAGTTTGTTTTTCAATAATCCCAGGAGCAGGTCCTGTATAAGTGAAGCCATAATACTTCATCTCATTCAGTGCTCTGAAATGTATATCATCCAAATTTGCTATGGTGAACTTATTCGTTAACATAATACATAAGCCAAGATTGATAATAGTATTACCCAACGAGGTGTCAGCTGCTCCCGATAAACGCATAATTCTCCTGAATGTGATCTTGTCGCGACCTATTTGATAGAACTTTCTGGACTTCAAATAGGTGTCGAAAACGTTATTTATTAATGTAGCGTATGCAGGCATACAATATATTATAAATTCCTTTTCGACTTCAAGAACTGTTGCAGTTTGTGCGGTGTCATATTTAGTTAAGTCTAACGACAATCCAATAGCCCATACTCCATCTCGGCACTCGAAGATGACAACGTCATCCCCGGCACACAAGAACAGTATCGTTACTGGCTTTGCGCTGCGGTTTAATTTAGACAACATGTTATTAATAGAACTAGAAGATAATCCACATCCAAGCATAAAATAGTACCTGACGTTCTTTGCGTCAAAATGCATGGTGTCTCCAACTTCTTGTCTACTTTGTAACATATGTTTAATGTTCTCCGCAAACCAACTTAACGCTATGACACCCTCTTTTGGGGTATCTGCAATAGCTCTCTTTTCTACAAAATCTCCTCTGAAATTTTGTAGATCATCATCAGTAGAATATGTTTTCATCAGCACTTCAGTTTTAGGAAAAAATCCTACATCTGGAGAGGAGTTGACAAATCCTTGGGCAATGTTAAGTAAAGTATCCTCCGGTTTACCCATACCATCCATGGCATGAGTATACAGACCCACCTTTCCTTTGTCATATTTCTTACTTAACTCTTCAATAAACTCATTACCAGTCATGGTACCTGCATATGGGCCTTCGCCTTCATATGGGATAACCATGTCTTTTAACAAACTCATTTGACTAGTTAGGTCAGTCATAGGACAATGTAAAGGCTCACCTGATTTAATGAGGACATCACGACTAGT